AGACAATGCAATTGATGGTTCTATAAAAATCATTACTATCACAAATAGAGGAGTTGCCGTAGGTCCTGCTAATACCACTTATACGAGAGTTCCTATTCTTGGTGACGGGTCTGGAGCAGAATGCACTGTTGTTGTTAATAACGATCAAAAAATTGAGTCAGTTACAATATCAAATCAAGGATCTGGATATACTTTTGGTACTGTTGATTTGGTTGCAGGAAATGTTCCTACAGGAACTACTCCACCAGCATTTAATGTGATTATAACCCCCAAAGGTGGCCACGGAAAAGATATTTATAGAGAACTTGGTGCATATAACGTTTTGATGTACTCTAGAATCGAAAACGACAATCAAAATCCAGATTTTATTACTGGCAATCAAATAGCAAGAGTTGGAATTGTTGAAAATCCAAACTCATTTGGTTCAACTCAAATTTTAACCACAGATAAGGCAAGTGCTGTTTATGCACTTAAGTTAACTGGTGTTGGGGCCAATAGTGCAACTTATGCTGCAGATTCATATATTACTCAAACAGTTTCTACAGGAACCACTGCTGTGGGGAGAGTTATTAGTTATGATCAAGTTACTAGTGTTTTGAAGTATTGGCAAGATAGGTCCAACTCAGGATTTTCTACAGTTGGACTTGCAGTAACTAATCCGACATATGGATTTGATCAAGTTGAATTTTCAAATACTTTTGGTGCTGGAGGATCTATTACAATTTTTGGCGGATCGGTAAACTTGGGAATTGATACCTCCTTTACGGGTATATCTACTGTGATAAATAATAGAACGTATTACCTTGGTCAATCTTTTACGAATGGTCTTGCAAATCCAGAAGTAAAAAAACACTCTGGAAATATTATCTATGTAGATAATAGACCATCAATTACAAGGTCATCAAATCAAAAAGAAGATATTAAAGTCATTTTGCAGTTTTAACAAATTATGTCTCAGCAAACTAATCTCAACGTAGCACCATATTTTGATGATTTTAATGCAAACAATGACTACCACAAAGTTCTCTTTAAGCCAGGGGTTCCTGTTCAGGCAAGAGAACTAACAACTCTCCAATCGATTCTTCAAAATCAAATTTCTAAGTTTGGACAACATTTTTTCAAAGAAGGTGCGAAAGTAATACCAGGAAATACTGGATATACACAATTATACACTTGTGTTCAACTTCAAAATACTTTTCTTGGAGTTCCTGTTGAAGCATATGCAGACCAACTTATTGGAACCAAAATTACAGGACAAACTTCTGGAGTAACTGCTATTGTAGATAGTGTGCTTTTTTCACAACAATCAGAAAAAGGAAATCTCACTCTTTATATTAATTATTTGGGATCTAGTACTCAAGATAATGCAACTCAAACATTTTTTGATGGAGAATCATTATCTTCAAATACAACACTTACTTCAGGTCTTTTAGGAAATACTTCTATCTCTGCAGGACAACCATTTGCAGTAACCATTGCAAATGATTCTACTGCAACGGGGTCTGCTTTTAATATTTCAGAAGGTGTTTACTTTATTCGTGGTCAATTTATAAATGTTAACACAGAAACTTTAATTTTAAGTCAATATACCAATAAACCAAGTTTTAGAGTTGGTTTATTTATAAATGAACAAATTATTAATTCAGATATTGATGAAACACTGAACGATAATTCGCAGGGATTTAATAACTATGCGGCACCAGGTGCAGATAGGTTAAAAATTTCAACATCATTAATAGCAAAAAGTTTGACTGATTATGATGATAATAATTTTATAGAATTGGGCACCATAGAGGAGGGTGTTTTAATATCTAAGAAAAACACTACAGCATATAATCTAATTGCAGATGAATTAGCAAGAAGAACTTATAATGAGTCTGGGGATTATTTTATAACTCCGTTTGATATTTCAATAAAAAATTCCTTAAATAATAATAAAGGAAATCAAGGTATTTTTAATTCTGGACAATTTACTCCCAGTGGATTATCTGCGTCTGATAATTTGGCTCTTTATCAAATATCTCCGGGCAAAGCAATTGTTAGGGGATATGAAGTAGAAACAATTAGTTCAACATTTTTAGATGTTGAAAAACCAAGAACAACTAAAACACTTGAAAGCCAATCAATTAATTATAATACTGGATCCACATTAATATTAAACAGAGTTTATGGAGCTCCTACGATTGGTATTGGAAATACTTATGTTTTAAGTTTAAGAGATCAGAGAGTTGGTAGTTCTCAAAATACTGCTCCAGGTAAAGAAATTGGTCTTGCTAGAGTGTATGATTTTAGATTGGAATCTGGATCATATAGTTCTAGTAATCCAAATTTAAACGAATGGAATATTTCACTGTATGATGTTCAAACTTTCACAGAAATTACTTTAAATGAACCCATCACACTAACAGTACCAACTTTTGTTAAAGGTGCAAATAGTGGAGCACAAGGATTCATTAGAGATGCAGTTTCTGTTGGAACTGCACTAACTGTTTATGACACTCAAGGCAATTTTTTAAGGAATGAATCATTTATTTTTGATGGAATTGCTAATGGAAGAGTAGCAACTGCAGTAACATCATATGGGATTTCTGATGTAAAGTCGGTTTACAGTCTAGTAGGAACTGCATCAACATTTTCGGCAGATTGTGTACAATCTTCAATACTTAATGTTGGAGTTGCTACAATTTCTGCACTTTCCGGTGTAAGTACTATTAGAAGTTTAAATAATTTATTTCCAGGAAACTTTGTTAAGATAAATGATTTAATTTCATATAATGATACTTCACTATCAAATCCAGTTTTTGCCCGAGTCGTAAGTGTAAATCCTACTACAATTACCGTCATTGGTGTTACTACTGTCGCGGGAATTGTTGAAGGAAAGTTACCAACCACAACCCTACAAGTTACAGATCTTAAATTATTAGCAACTACATTATCACCATCATCTGATAATACACTATACACAAGACTTCCAAAAAATAATATATCATCAGTTGATTTAACAAATTCTACTTTAAATATCAGAAAAACTTTTACTGTCAATATTGTATCAAATGAGTTATCGGTTCCGGTAAATGCAGGAGAGAATGAAACATTTTTATCTTTTGATGATGATAGATATTCATTAATTAGGTCTGATGGTTCTACAGAATTGTTGACCTCCGATAAATTTTCATTTATTAGTGGTGGTACACAACTCCAAATTTATAATTTGGGTTCCAATAATACTGGTGCGACACTAACAGCAACTTTAAGAAAAATCAAACCAAAAGCAAAATCAAAAAGAAAAAATAGAGTTAATAGTATTATAGTTGATAAATCAAAAAATGAAGGGGCAGGTATTGGTAGCACAACATTAAATAATGGACTGATATATGGAAATTATGCTTTCGGTACTAGAGTTGAAGATCAAAAAATTTCATTAAATACACCGGATATTATTGAACTTCATGGAATTTTTGAATCTGCAGACACATCAAATCCTTCTGCACCAAAGATGGTTCTTTCATCTATCAATGGACCATCAAACACCACATCTGATTTAATAATTGGAGAAGAAATTTTAAGTCAAAATGGAAGTACTATTGGTATTGTTGTTGAAAAATTAACCTCATCACAAATTGTCTTCATATACAAAAATGATAATACCTTTAATGAAGGTGAATCAGTAATTTTTAAAGAATCTAACATTCAAGCAATAATTACCACGTTAGATTCATCAAGTTTTAATATTTCGGCAAATTATACATTTGCAATTGGCCAAAAGGGTTCTTTTTACGATTATGGATTTGTTACCAGAAACCCAAAAGCAACTGCTCCAAGTAAAAAAATAATAATTTATTTTTCAAGTGGTTTTTATGATTCTGCCGATGATGGTGACATTACAACAGTAAATTCATATAGTACATTTGATTATGGTAGTGAGATTAAATTAATTAATGGAATATCAAATTCTGATATTATTGACATTAGACCAAGAGTTTCTTCTTATACAGTTTCTGAAAATGCAAGATCTCCCTTTGAATTTTTAGGAAGAACTTTTGATGCAGTAGGAAATTCTGCAACAAATATTCTTGCATCTGACGAATCAATTATAACAGATTTTTCATTCTACCTAGGAAGAATTGATAGAATTTATTTATCAAAAAGTGGACAATTTCAAGTTAAATATGGAACTCCAGCAGAAGATCCGGAAATGCCAGTTTCCGTTGATGATGCATTAGAAATTGCATCCATTACTCTTCCACCATACTTATATTCAACAACTGAAGCATCTATACGATTCTTAGAGCATAAAAGATATAGAATGGTTGATATTAAACAACTTGAAAATAGAATTAAAAATTTAGAATATTATACTACCCTATCTTTACTTGAAACAAATACTGCATCACTTTTTGTTCCCGATTCAGACGGATTGAATAGGTTTAAATCTGGATTTTTTGTAGATAACTTTACTTCAACATCAACACAAGAAACTGCTATTGAAATTAAAAATAGTATTGATATAGAGAATAAACAATTAAGACCAAAACACTACACAACTTCAGTTGATTTAATATTTGGTATGCCAGAGGTTTCCATTCTGGGTGGAGAGGATTTAGCATTTACTCCTATCGAAGGAACTAATATTAGAAAAACTGGTGATGTAGTTACTTTAGATTATACTGAAATTGTCTGGTTAAATCAACCATTTGCAACAAGGTCTGAAAATGTTACCCCATTTGTTATCGGTTTTTGGACCGGTATTTTGGAATTAGTTCCAGCATCCGATACCTGGGTAGATACAGTAAGAGTTGAGGCAAAAGTTATTGATGTTGAAGGAAATTATGCATCAACGATTAATGATTTGGGTGCTGACCCTCAAACAGGATTTGTACCTACTGTTTGGAACTCTTGGGTTAACAATTGGACAGGACAACAAACTATAAACTCAACTAAAAAGACTACCACTGTAACATCACCAAAGTGGGTTGGAGGTCCTCCTCATGGTGGTCCTGGCAGTCACAATTATGAAAATAGACGACTATTTGGAGATAAAGTAACAACTGTAAAAGAAGATAATTTTCAAGAAGTTATATCCACTGGTGTAAAAAATAGAACAGGGACAAGAACTATAGTTACAGAAAAATTTGATCGAATTTCTCAAGGCGATAGAACTTTAAGCAGAGATCTTATTCCCTTTATGAGATCTAGAAACATTCAATTTGTTAATAAAAATCTAAAACCCTCAACACAATTATATGCATTCTTTGATGGTGTTGATGTAACAAGATATTGTGTTCCAAAATTACTAGAAATCAATATGCTTTCTGGTGCATTTGAAGTTGGAGAAACTGTGAGTGGTACGATGCCCCAAATAGGGTTGGGTCCAAATGTATCCAATCAATTAATTTCATTTAGAGTTGCAGTAGCAAATCATAAAGAAGGTCCTTATAATCAACCAGATACTACATATACATTTAATCCATATAGTTCATCCGCTTTAACACCCACTACTACAAACAATGCTGGTGGGGGCACTGGGGGAACTTTTGAAACGGGACTTCAACTTACTGGACAGAGGTTGCCGGCAACATATTCTTCAACATCAACTGTTTTAAATGTTGATACTTTTTCACTAGCAAATGGACCTCAAGGGCAATTTAGTGGTTATGTACAATCTGGAATGACTTTAATTGGAAAATCAAGTGGTGCTAGAGCAACTATTACAAATGTTAGATTAATTTCTGATATTTCTTCATCACTAATAGGAAGTTTCTTTATTCCAAATCCAAATAGTGTGGTTCATCCCAGATTTTCAACAGGAACTAAAATACTTACATTTACAAATAATAGGAGAAATAATCAAAATGTAGCAACAACTGTTTCTGAAGAAGCATTCACAGCAAAAGGAACTTTGGAAACAGTTCAAGAAAATATTATTTCTGTTAGAAATGCTAGAATTGAGAATAAACAAGTGTTTCAAGAAGAACCAATTAGTAAAACAACTGGATCCCAACTTGTTGATAGTAAAACTACAACAACCACTCAAAGAGAGGTGATTGGTTGGTACGACCCAATAGCACAATCTTTCTTAGTTTTAGATGAAAATGGGATATTTTTGACTAGTTGTGATATTTTCTTTGAAACTAAAGATCCTGGAGATATTCCAGTTAGGATACAATTGAGAACAATGGTAAATGGATATCCAACTCAACATATTCTTCCTTTTTCTGAAGTCAGTTTAGATCC